TATAATCACTAGCTTCTTTTACTGAAAATTCTTTGTTGCCAAAGTCTCCAGAGTATTCTATTGTATATTCGTTGTTCTTTGCCCATTCTTCGATCTTAGGCACAAGACCAGTATAAATTGTTCTGTTACCGAGATTGAATAATCTAATCTTACCATCCCATACCTTAGCTTTTACTTTTGGGTGAAACTTAGCGTTTGGTATCATAAATGTAAAATGTTCAGACATTTGATAAGCAATACCGCCATCGCAGATTACTTTAACATATACCTCTGATATTTTATGGATGATAATATCTGCCACATTATTCCCCGTTCAAGAACTTCTGATAATCAATATAGGACTTGATCTGAAATCCTCTGTTTGATATTGTCTTGATTATTGAATCTAAAAGTTGTAGCTTTTCTTTTTGCATACCAATTTTTAAGCACTTGGATATGATTAAATCATCTGCTTCGATATGCATCGATACATCAGCTTTTAAGATTAGCTTTTGATTTGGCTCAAGACCAAGTTCAATTCGTGTTTCATCGTCTAACGTTCCAGAATAGTATTCATGAATATTTTTGTATAATTTTTTATATTCACTTTCTAGGCGCATCAAAAGAAGGCGTTCTTCTGTGAACACCTGAATATATTTGTTGTGTATTTTTGAGATATTTAGTGCTTCTTGTCCTACTTCTAGGCTATTTATTTTACTGTCATCATTCCAAAGAGAAAATATTTCTTCAATTTTCATCACAAATCCTTATGTTATATTCTAGAGTACACGTAATCAAAGAAGTTAAACGTGACATCAGCGGTTACATAGTTCACATCATCAACTGTAGAATCCATTCTAAAATTACCTAGATTGATAGGATACATATCAGCGAATGTTATATTTATATTAGGATTTTTAGAGTTAGTTAGGAATGTCAATTGTCCTTCTGAGTAAAGACCTTTTCCAGTTCCAGCATCTTGATATTTTAAATTTGCATATTGATCAAAACTACGAGGCTTACCTACGCCTGTCATCCAGTCAAAAATTTCAAGATACGAATACATATCTTCATCTAGTTTAAATGTAATATTAAGATTACCAAACTTAGTATGATCGCCTTCAACTGATAGTCTATTGAAGGGAGTATTTAAATCTGTGTATCCTAAGTTTAGTTCTGGAAACTGTACGGATTGAACAAAGTAGGTAAAAGTTGGCATACGTGCGATCTCAAACTTAAACGCTGTTGGGGACAGAAAGTTTTTGTTTGTAGGATTATTACTCAACGCAGCCATTGTTTTCTCCTAAAAAATGGGGGCTGAGTTTTGTCTAGCTTTCTCAGCCCCCATAAAGTTGGTATATATTTTTTTATTATTATTGGTCTAGTAATACTTTCTAGACCTTCTATTTAGAAGACAAAAAAATCAAGCATACCAAATATAAACAAAACCAGATGTTGCTGTGTTTTTAGACATAAAAAAATACTCCTGCATTTCTACAGGAGTATTTAGTAGTCTTAGATTAGAAAAAGTTCAAATTAAAGAATATTATTAATAAGTACCCGACGATAATACTGGTTTGTATTTTGAACTAGTGTACCGTCTGACATTGTAGCGCCCTTATTGAAGGGGTTAGCAACGATACCATAACGTGTCTTGAAGCCGATCTTAGGCTGGAAGGTGTCTTGACCAACAGCGCGAACCATTTGTAGAGGAACGTAAGGACAGTAGAATAGACCTGCGTCAAAGGATGAAGAACCCTTGTAGCCAACAACCATATAATGACCTGAAGAATAAGGATCGATATAAACGCGAATACGACCATTTAGAATACCAGCGAAGGTATTGCCAGTGTCATCAACTTGTAGGTTGTTTGAGTTTAGAGCAGGAGCGTAATCAAGAACGCCAGCCATTTGAAGAGCAGAAGCAACATCTGACGAACAGATGATGATGTTACCCTTACCACGTCTTGTTTGCTTGGCGATTTGGTTGGCTTCACGCTCAACTTGGAACATAAGACCCTTGAACTTCTCAACTGACCAACGACCGTTTGAGTCGATGTCAAGATCGAAAGTACCAGCAGTTGTTGTATCAGCAGCACCAGTAACGGCAGTTACTTGAATGGTACGGATGACTTCACGGTTAATTTCAGCAAGAATTTCGGCTGATAGAATTGTTGACAATTCTGTTTCAGCGTCTAGACCGTGAATAGCCTTTAGGTCTTGTGCTAGTTCGATGGTGTACTCAGCCTTTAGAGCGCGTGAACGAGCAGTAACTTGAACCTTGTCAATGGCGAATGACATTTGACGGAAGTCGGCGTTGCTGGTTGATCCAAGAGCTTCGGCTTGTGCAGTACCTGTGCCACCAGCGAAGTTATAAAGCTGTGAGTTGCCAGAAACAACGATAGATGCGTTCGAAGCGTAGTTACCTACGTTTGAATCACCAATGGTTGTCATGGTGTTACCCTGACCGTATGAAGACTGACCAGTGTTAGCTTCGCTGTAGAAGGCTTCAGTGTTGCCAGAAGCTTGACCGTCATACTTAGGATGTAGAGCAAAGATTAGACCAGTAGGACCAGTCATAGGCTGAACGCCGCAGATATCATAAGCAATTAGGTTAGGCATAGCACGACGAACTAGTGAAATTAGAACTGGATCGTAGTTAGATGAACCGCCTGTTAGTGAGGTAGGAAGAGCGCCTGAAGTTTCAAGAAGTGACTGTGGAGCATATCCACCGTTTTCTTGCATAGCACGTTCAGTGTTTTCCAATAGTTGTGCAGTAACGCTACGGCGATGAATGTCGCCAATCTTGTTAAGCTCAGGGTGGTCCAATACTGGACTCCACTTGTTTTGAATTTCTTCGTTTAGAAACATTTTATGTTCTCCTTGTTGATATCTTATTTATAATAAGTTATTTCTTGACTTGATTTGAGATTGCTTTTACATAATGATTCATAGTTCCAGTAGGAGCAGATGTGTTAACATCTTCTGCTAGGAAATCTTCTTCTTCGGTAAGAGTATTAACAGGCTTTTTATTGAAATAAGATTCCTTAAGAATAGAAACTTTCTTGTAGAAATCTTCGGATGATGTATAAGTAATGTTCTCAGAAAGAACACGAAGCTTTTCAGCTTGTTTGACTGTTAAACCTTCAGAGATATCGGCAAATGCCTCTACAACTGATTGCTCATCTAAAGCTAGTTTTAGATCAATATTTTCGTCAATTGTTGCGTTTAACTTAGCTTCTAGTTCTTCAATGTGTTCCATCATATCATTTACAACATCAGTTTTAGATTCAGGAAGATCAATATAATTATCTTCGAATAGAGCCTTTAAACCATTGATAAAATCTTCAGCAATCTCATTCTTTAGAGTCGAATCAATAGCGACAGAATTTTCATTAATCCATTCTACAACGGCGTAGTTCAAATATCTGTCAACGTTTTCAACAAGTTCAGTGCGGATTTCTTCGACTTCTTCAAGTAGCTTTTCTTCGAAGGCTTCTTCTAAACGAGCTACTTCAGTAACTAAACGGGTGTTAATAGCGGCTTCAAAAACGATAGCTGCCTTTTCTTTAATTTCTTCTGATAGATCATCGCCACCAAAAATGTCAGCGACATCTTCTTTTGCCATGAACATAGCAGAGGTTGGAGAAAGACGTAATTGTCCAATTTCGCCTCTACCAGTAGGAACGCCAGCAACATGTGCCTTATATGGACCAGCCATATTTGCACCATTAGGAGAGGACTTCATATCGGCAGTGCTAGGCTTTGCATCACTGGGTGACAATGAAACCATACCAGTTTCGCCTGTTGTTTTATCGGCAGGACGAGAAGCGGAACCACCAAGAGCAGATGCAACTTGATTGAAAATATCCTTTAGCTCTTCCTTACCAAGTTGAGCGCCCATTTGCATAAGTGCATTTAGAACTTCAGACTTAGTTGTCATTTCATAGGTTTCGCCGCCAGCTTCTCCCTCGAACTTATCGGCAGGACGATTATGTGAACCAGTTGCGACAGGATCAGCAGTATGCGAGACACCACTTGACGAATCAAATTCATTGATTTGTTCGTTTTCCTTCAAACTCTTTTTAGTCATGTGTTAACTCCTATCGGTAAAATTTCTTACTATTTATGGTTTTGTTAATTTTCAGCTAAGGTATTTACAAATCTTTGAAACATTTGTAACTTTTGCTCAGTGATTTGAGAAAGAGAAGCCGATCTCAATTGTGTTTGTGACTGATCAACTACTTGAACTGCCTTCCAATTATCTTTAGAAATATCGTACCACCAATCAACTTCTTCCATTATGCCTTTAACAAATGCATTAGGAGCGGAAGGATCGGCAACAATATCAGCAGCAGTAGCAAGACGGAAATCCTTTTGGACTTCCATGATACCATTACGCTCTGTTAAAGTTCCAAGACCACGAGAAGAAACTCCAAGACCAGCACCCGCATCGATTAGATTTTGAACAATCTTACCCATAGGAGTTTCAGTAACAAGTGCCTTACCAATATACTGTGTTCCGTCTTTTTTAAGTTCTTTGATCATGTGTGAGACCAAATGAAGATTGATGCCTGGACCAGGAGGATGTCCTAGTTCGCCATACGCACGATTAGCATTGATTGCTTCTGCTGTATAACGAGCAACTTCGCTATCCATAATTTCTTCTGGATACAAACGACCATTACGGTTCTTTACAGCAGACTCAAGAAAAATACCTGTGATGTAGTAATTCTTCTTACCGTCTTCACGTTTTTCAGTAATGTATTGTACTTCTTCTACTTGTTCAGTAATTAGTTTCATAATGATTACTCCTTATTTTCATCGGTTGAAAGGACAGAACCATTACGACGAGATTCATGAATACCAATATATTGGAAATATTCTTCCATCGCAGATGCCGCTGGTGAAGAACCAGTTGGCTTCTTTTTCTTTGTTACATTAGGAATAGTTGTTGGTGCTGGGTCCGCATCAGGATGTTGACCATCATTTGTAGGCATAGTAGTATCTTCGCTTGTTGTCTTCTTTACAGGATAAACAAATGTAGCATTACCTTCGTGATCAGAATACAATGGCTTTGCTTTAGGCTCTAAAGATTTTTTAACTCTAGCCTCTAGAATTTTTCTAGCTAAAGATGATGTTTCTTCTTCAACTCTAACAACATGAAATGCTGCTCCGCCATTCTTTTCTGAACGACGATCTGCGGCTGATCTTGCTCTCTTGGAAGTTGCGTGTGTACTAACATGTCCTGCTGGACCATAAGAATCTGTTTTGCTTTTTACAACATGAAAGACTTCTTCTTCAAAAGAATCAAATTCTTCTTTTTGTAAATTTCTAGATGTGCTGGAATATGTATTTAATTCATATGGCTTTGATCC